ATGTACAGCCCGGTACAAATAGCCAATAAATTCATAACGTTGGGAAACCAACATCATAATCCTCTGACCCACATGCAACTGCAGAAGCTTACTTATATTGCCCATGGTTACTATTTAGCATTAACAGGTAAGCCTTTGCTCAACGAATGTGTCTCTGCGTGGAAGTACGGTCCGGTTATTCCCGGAATGTACGATGCTTTCAAAGATTATGGGAATAAGCCTGTTACGAATGTAGCAGTAGCTCCTTTTGGTGGCATTGTTACTATGGATCCGCAAGCAGAGAGCATTATAGGGGCTGTTTATAAATTTTACGGCTCGAAAAATGGAATTGAGTTATCAACTCTAACTCATATGCCAGGTACGCCTTGGTCACAAACTTATAATGGTATTGGCTCGTCAATCATCCCAGATGATGCGATCAAGACTTATTATCATGATTTATTGAATAACCGACAGCAATGTCAGGGCCTCTGAAAAAGTAATATTCAGGGATGACATGTCTCGCAATTCAGATATCTATAAACTTATCGGAGCGGCTGCAGGTGTTGAAAATGGTCGCTCTGAAGCATCCTTAAACTATACTGACAGTCAAGAACAGGTTTTTAAATCTGCATTTGAGCCGTCTAATCATGAGAGCGATGATGATTCTTCTTCAGAAAATAAAGCTATTCTGGAGGAAGAAGAGTTTGGTTCTAATACAGGTGCATTGCATGAGTTTATGCAGCAGCACAGAATGAACAGTCTTCAAGCTCAGCTTGATATGCTCAAATCACAAGTACGCGATAAGATAGCTGACGCAACTGGTAAAGAAATAGACAATGAACTTCGGACAAAAATGGCATCATTCACGGTTTGTTTTATGTCGTGGTGGTGCTTATTTGTAGCCGTAATGTTTGTATCGTTTCTTATTGCTCATGAAGGAAAGCCTCCAGTTGAAGCAATCGTTGCATTACTAGGTACAAGTACAATTAGCATTGTTGGTTTGGTTGGCTTCGTTGTTAGTGGATTGTTCAAATCAAGAAAAGATGGCGATAAAGAAAAATAACCCGTATATACACGGGTTATTCATGGTTTTAGTTTAGTTATATTTTTGCTTATCCGTTCTGACCTTTTCCCACTCAGCTCGTCCTTCTTCTCGTCTTTTGTCTATGTATTCCGCAAGATCCTGAATATTGATGCAACGTTTTGCTTTTTGTGATGTGCCGATGCGATATGTTGGAACAGGCAACTTACAAGCGTTTGCTTTTGCTTCTGCCGTGGCTGGACTCATGCCAAAGTACTTTTGGCTAACTGCTGAGAGTTCAATGTTAGGGGTATTGAATTCAGCCATCAGTAAAAACAAGGTGTTCATAATTTTCTCCATCAAAACCGGCTGCACCCGGGAAAATCATAATTCTGTGCTGGTGGCAGGAATTAATTTCTGCCAGATAGCGGAAACATATTTTGCCTGATGACGGGCATCAGCCAGGGCGTTGTGCCGTTCGCCATCGAAAGGCATGTCCATTTTGGGGTCGAATCCGATGGAACGCCCAAGCGTAACGATCGTGCGTACATCGTGGTCATTCCAGTACGCCCACGGGCAGATTTGTCCTGCTCGCTCATAAGCTCCACGTAAAATTACGTTGTCGAAGGTGGCCCCGTTACCCCAGACTTTTAAATATTTCGTATTGTCTGCGTGCCGGTTAATGAAATGGTTTAGTTCTGAGAGAGCATCGCTGATCGACAAAGTATCATCAATACAGATTGCAGCTCGCGCTTCAGGGCTTTGTTTCAACCACCACAGGATGGTATCGCCGTCAGGTGTAGCTCCTTGCTTCATAGCACTGTCCAGGCTGACAACCGCATAGAATTCTTGTCCGATGTCTCCGGTTTCTGGAGTGAAGAACACCGCGCCAATGGAAACGATCGGTGCATCCTTATTTTTCCCCATCGTCTCAAGGTCGATCATTAAGTTGTTCATCACTTCACCTCCTGCGGCGGTTCCGGTAGCGGCATCCAGTGAGTTGCTTGCTCAATACCATTACCCGGCTTAATCGTTGCATCTCCGCGCCGAAAGGTGCTTCCGGTATAGCGTGCGGAGCATATTAGCGGTTCAACCAGAGAGCTATCGAAATTCACCGAAATAAGCACGTTCTGGCCCTTTTCAGGCATTCGATCACTACAGCTTATCCAACTATCCGGAGTTCCCGGAGAGTTGCCATTTACATCGAAGTTTGGCTCTGCGTCCTGAACTAGGAGGATGTAACCATTCTTGGCCGTATCAAGTTCTAACGCCTCGGTGACGGTGCCGAAATAGCGATTACCTAAATCAGCATCACAAGTGCTTACATCAATGGAAACTTCCATGCCCTCGATTAATTCTGGCAAGTTGTAAGTTTGGCTTACAGGTTCGGCTTCCAGCGATGCCAGCGCAATCCGTGCCAGTTCTTCCGCTTCTTCTGCTGGCAGTACAACGTTGCTACCAGGTCCGTATGTTTCGCGCCACTGTTTGATTGTCAGCAGTCGCTCTTTGGTAATAGTAGTCATGTGTTAGTCCTCTGTAGCAGGTGATACGCCGTAGTTGCATTCTTCATAGAATATGTCTCTGCCTATTTCTTCGGCATCCTCTGGCGTGTCTGCTTCAAACTCAACAACCTTGCAATCATTAAATCCTTCGATAGTCACGATGTACTTAGCCATATCACTCTCCTTTGATGCGAATGCCAGCGGCGCGTGGCACATTAACTTCCACGATGCGCACTGTTGGTTTGTACATCTCAATCGCTGCCAGCCAGTCAGCTCCTGTCATGCGCTTTTCCGCATCGCTATTAGTCCACTGAACCGGTACACCAATAGCCTTCATCGCGATTTCTATTTCCCCGGCAATGGCGCTTTTTCCGCAACCAGTAAAACCAGAAACAACGACAAGAACTTCACCTTTGGCTGGTTTTATTTCCCGTGCTTCCAGTTCAGCAATGCGCTTACTTCCATCCGAGATAACGCCCTCGTAATACTCACGCTGCTCGTTGAGTTTTGATTTTGCTGCCTCCAGCTCGTCCAGTAGTGCAATCACATCAGGGTCACTGTCATCAACTACTGTTACGCGTGATTTTTCATAATGCTCGTCGGCAAGTGTTCGACCAATTTTGAAATCTCCATCACCACCATAACTGGAGCAGGCATAAACGACATGTGCTCCAGATATACGCTGTATTGACATTTCCTCGCCACAAACAGAGCATTCAGGTACTGGCTTAGGTGAATAACGTTCCCGTAGCGCCTGATAATCAATCTTGCTCACTGGTTGCCCTCCTTCATAAAAATAATCCAGTGGGTCTTGTCACCCTTTCCTGTTCGTTGACCGATAACAGGCTTTCTGTCGGTCAGTGCCAATATCTGGCGAACAGGTATTTGCGTTTCATTCCATTTAAAAATCAGAACGCCGTATGGCCACAACACACGAAAGGCTTCTTTAAATCCCTGCCGCAAATCATCACGCCAGGTATCTTTATTCAGCCGTCCATATTTCTTTCCCATCCAAGCGTTATCACCAACACGCTCAATATGCGGAGGGTCGAATACAACAACCGGAAACGATGCGTCTGCAAATGGTAATGCACGAAAATCTGCTATCAGGTCAGGGCTAATTATCAGCCGTCGTCCATCACACAATGTGTGCTCTTCCTTTCTGATATCGCTAAATATCGCCCGGTCGTCCTTCTTATCGAACCAGAACATGCGACTGCCACAGCACATGTCGAGGATTGCTGCATGTCCAGTCACTGGTTGCCTCCTTTGCGAATCTGTTCCGCCCATTCTTCAAGGGATTTCTCCGCATATTCACCAGACAGGCCATCAATCGGATGCGGTTCATTAGCCAACTCTTCTTTCGCTGACAGAATCATGCGTGTAACGTCGAAAACTTCACGTAAAGACTTATTGATAAATCCGTGATTGAACGCAGCAGCAAGGCGGCTTGCGGTATAGTTAATACCCTCGTTGCGAGCCTCAGCACGTACTTCATCGAATTTACGCACCAGATACTCAGCATTTGTTTCATTTACTTTCAGATCTCGTGGTACACATTTCCCGCGAAGAAACCCTTCCATTTCGAAAACATTCATGCGCAT